GTTAAAACATTACAGCATCTAATACCTATAACTGCATCATAATTTCCTGCAGTTAAAATAGTAGTATCACCTGTTCCAATAACTCGGTTTAAAGTGTTTCTAAAATCTTGTGCCATATTTTTTTCCTATTTATAACGCCACAGCCATTGCTAATGCAAAACCTGCTGACGCCGCTCCTACTGGATTACCAGACGAATCTAAGTAAACCGTTTTACTTGCAGGCATTGTACAAAATACATCTAAAGTGCCTGAAAAATTAATTTTCGAAGTATTACCTGCAGAGTTATTTAAAACTGTAGTTCTTGCAAGAGTATCAGGTGTTGCATCAGTTACTGTACCAATACCAACTTCCCAATTATTTGTTCCTTGTTCATGAATAGCATAGTAAGTTGTATTACTATTACCAATTCCTGCAACAAAAGTTACAAAACCACTTGAAGCACCGGCAAGATCTAACGTGCCTGTACCTGTAGTAGTACTAGTTTCTTTTACTCTATCATTTATAACTAAAGCCATAAATTTTCTCCTTAACTCATACTTATGATAGCATTAGTTGGTGTTGATGGATCCGGCATAGTAACTTTAAATGTACCATTAGTACAAGTTTTACTTCCGCCAAAATCTAAAACGACAACTAATTTATCCCCATCAGAACTATTGTACATCACTCCGTATGCAGCTGTAAAAGTTGCAGACGACCATGTTGAGTCAGCAAAGTCTACATAACTTGTTACAGTTGATATAGTAACTGCTTGACTTAATAAAGTGTTTCCACCTGTAGAATATCCTGTACCAGAAGTTCCAACTTGGTTGGCTGCTCCTGAAGAATACGCTGTACTTCCAGTTGTGTATGGGTTTGCTGTATACAATGCTAGTTTAAAAGTATCTCCTCCGTTAGCAAAATTATGATTTCCGGATAGAAGCTCACTTCTAAAACTATAGGGTATTACGTTCGCCATATTTTTTTACTCCTTAATAAGTAGATGGTGATTCAGATTTAAGGGGAATACGAATAACACCATCTTGATATTCGCTTCTGCGTCTTCGACCAAGTTGTTCAGTCTCGTACGTTTGTAAAGCTTCTTTATAAGCTGCTTGGTAGTATTGTAACATATCCATCGGTCCTTTCAAGTATCCATATGCATTTACTAAAGAGGAATAAAGAAGGACGTCAGGATATTTATTAGACAAATAAGTCCCTGTAGTGGACTTAGTTGAATCCGTTAAGCTTATAGGATTTTTATTATAAGCCAAAGTAATTTCATAAGCTGCATTAGGAGTAGGGGCCACAACCCAATAATTTTCGTCCCAATTAGCGTAGTATTTAGGTAAGGTACTAGAAGAAGTACCTGGTGTATCGTAATAAGTAGCAATGTAACTAGGGTCTCTTTGCTCTAAATAAACCTGTTTATTAGAGCTATCCTTTAATTGAATATATCTAACGGTTCTTAAATCTGATGGAATTGTTACATATCTGTTTCCAATAACCATAGTAGATGTTGCATAGTGTCTCTCTAGGTCTGCATCTACTGCTCTATAAATTCTGTTCTCAGCATTTGTAATAAATTTATTCATCACTGCTTCTGTAAAAACATTACTTCCAACTTCAGTGTAATTCTGAATGTCAGTTTGTAAATTTGCTAATGTGTATGTTAATCCTGCTGGCATATTATTGTGGTCCTATCGTTTTTAAAGTTACTGGTCCTGAAGATACATTATAGCCACCTCCACGGATTTGTCCAGCAGTTGCATTACTATCTGCACTAAAATAATAATTATTAGCTGGCGTTATTAATAGCCTTACTGTGGCACCAGTATTGTGAGTAGCAGCTGTAGACCCAAATGCGCCTCGTGTTACTCCTGTTAAAGTGTTTCCAGTATAACCAGTATAACTAATAATTTCTGTTCCCACTAATGCACCATAAGTTGGAGTACCGCTTGGGTTTGCAATCGTAGGTTCAAAAGGTGCTGTTGTGACTCCATTAAATCCAGTTACACTTGTTAGAACAACTGTAGTTGTAGTTGCATCAATAGTTCCATTTAATGTTGTTGTATAACTAGTATACAAACCAGGAATAACTGTATAACCGGCAGCTTTACAAATAGTTGCGCCAGTAATTCCATCTACATTTGCAATATTAGAAAAACCAAAAACAGGACTTCCTGCAACCGGTCCGTCACTATTAATTGTATCAGGTGTTCCTGTACCAGGAGAAGTAGTAGGAGCTCCTCTAAATCTTACAGTGTCTCCATAACTTCTTTGATGATTAAGAGAACTTACATTTATAATTGGTGAACCTGCACCAAAAGTTCTTAAAGGATTAAAATCTAAAAATCTTAATGATTGTGGTGAAGGTTGTTGTGGTCTTGTTTTAGGTAAAGCTGTTGGATCGGCTGCACTTGGTTTAGGATCTAGTTGTGGTTGTTTAGATTCAAACTCAGAATAATGTACAAACAATCCATTCCATTGTGTAACCATTTCATTCCATGGAAATGCTTGACCACTAATATCTGAAATTGCTAATGCAAATTTTCCTTGTGCATATCTTGCCATAATTAAACACTTGGATAGTAAGTCTTAGGTGTAACATACGTACTGTTACTAGACCCATCCGCTGCCTCCGCTCTTAATAATTCATCTTCGTATAACATTTTTAAATTTTGTGTTCTCTCTGGAGAATATTTCATACTTAAGTAATATGCTAAACCTGCACACATACATGGAATGTAATAGTATGGAACGTCCGCTGCATTTGTATAATCGCCTGCATCATCAATTCTTTTCATGTAATAAAATTGAACTCTATCTCCAGCCTGACTTGATCCAGGAGTCGTATATAAAGTGATTGTAACTTTATCTATAAATCTTTGAACCCAGTATTGAGAAGGTTGCCCTTGGGCTAATTTATTAGAAAGAGCTGAATAAGTTGATCTTGAAATTTTTGTTAAAGGACTATCTGATTGACTTGTAGTACCTGCACTACTTCTATAAGAAGCTTCAAATACATCGTCTACACCATATAAAGCAGCACCTGCACTATCTAATAAAGTAGAAGTACCATCTCCACTTGATCTATAGCCAATATATTGATTTGTACCAGCTACTAAAGTTAAGTAACCATCACCTATTTCCCATAAGTGTACACCTCTATTAGCCCATTCTTGAAAAAGAATGTTTAAAGATCTTCGCGCAGTTTTAAGCTGATAACCAGCCACACCACGAATTCCAATTCTTTCAAAAGCTTCTTCTACAATATCATCAATTGCAAAAGTTTTTCCAAAAGTAAATGTACCGGAAGTAGTATTCGCCATTTAACCTCCTATTAAAATTCGTAATATTTAAGCCATTCAGTAACAATCGAATAAGTATCACCAGCAGTATGTGCAGGAATTTCTATATTAACATCTCCGTTTGCATTCCCACCAGTATTTGGATTTACTAAACCTCCGATATTACTAAAGTCCCAACTATCATATCCATTTAAAGTAAGAATAGTTTCATCTCCACCAGAGTTTTCCCATGTAAGTCTAGCACCATCTGCAATTGCAGTAACGTTTACATTATACCAAATTTTATTTAATGATATTCTATTACATGCTTGGTTACGTTGAGATTTAGCTAAAGCAGAAACATCTATAGTAGTTGTTCCAGTACTTCCATCTTTAGTAGCATCTATATTAAAAACATAGATTAGTTTTTTAGTTCCATCGAACTGCGTGTTTATTGTTGGATCGTAAGCCATTTTATTTTCTCCTATTAAAGAGTGGGGTCATTACACCCCACTCAGAGTTAATTATTATTGTAGGTTAATATTTTGTTGGTACAAAATAGTAGCTCTAACTTCACCAGCATTAGTAGCACCTGTACTTGTCCATGTAATTTTAACATCGGACGTTCCTACGTCTGCCCAAGCTAATGCTCCACCAGCTTCAGTAGTTGGATATGCTCTTCCAGCTCCAGAACCTGTTGTAATTGAATAGTCATTAATGAAAGTTTTGTTTCCACCAACTGTATCTCCGATACTGAAAACGCAAGTAGCATT